ATCGTTTCTGTTTTAAGTAGTGTTGTTTCTAAATTAATAGATGATTTAGAATACCAAGAAAGTAGATTAAATCAAGTAGGTAATATATTAGAACAAAATCTAGATAATTTATCGATTAATGATTTAAACGATTTATTATTATCTTCTTCTCAAGGGTTAGGTTATTTAAGTGGGTATGATTATAAAGGATTTAAATTTTTTATAAAAGAAGAAAATAATCCAAATTTTGTTGTTAAAGGAAATAAACGCAGATATGCAACCGCAGTTAATAAAGATGGAAATGATATATTACAAAGTTCATCATCATTCACTTTAGAACCAGACGTATTAATTGAAGAATTAAAATTACAAATAGACCAAAAGGGTCTCGTAGCTTAATATTTATAATCATGAAAGTAGACGTATTCAAAAAACTTATTAAAGAAGCTGTTCGTGAAGTTCTAAGAGAAGAACTGTCACAAACAAATCCTACTCAAATACAAGAAAATAGAACAATGAGTTTCACAACTCAGGATGTTGATATGGTAGCGTATAGACAAAATCTAGCAGCTAGTATGGGTTTGACACCTCCATCTCAACCTAATTTAAAATCAAAAGTTCAATCAACCGGAAATCCATATTTGGATATTATAGCTGAAACAGCTTCTACTATGACTTCCCAAGATTTAGCTGCAATGAGACAATATAACGAGTAATCATGCCAATACCTCAAGTAGTAAGAATAGATCCTAGGGATTTAGACAAAAATAAAGCTATAGGGGTATCTATTCCTTTTAATGGGGGTGGGGTTTTTAAAAGTACATTTTCTACTAAAGATCAAATTAAATCTAATTTAATTAATCTTTTATTAACGTATAAAGGAGAAAGAGTATTAAATCCTCAATTTGGTGCTGATTTGCCTCGATTATTATTTGAACCCATAAATAATGATACATTAGTAAAAATTGAAAATCAAATAGTAACTAGTGTATCTACTTATATTCCTGAAATTACCATAACTAATATAGAAATAACACCAGATACTGATGAAAATACAATATATGTTAATGTTATTTATCAGTTAAAACTTTCAGGAACAACGGATAATATTATAATTGACTTTTCAACATTACAATGATAAACGAAGATAAAAATATTAAATATGTAAATAAATCATTTAGTGATTTTAAAGCATCTCTTCAAGAATTTGCTAAAACATATTTTCCAGAAACATATAATGATTTTTCAGATGCATCCCCAGGAAGTATGTTTATTGAAATGGCATCATATGTTGGTGATGTTTCTTCGTTTTATATTGATTCCCAAATTCAAGAAAACTTTTTAAATTTAGCTAAAGAAAAGGAAAGCTTATATAATTTAGCTTATTCATTTGGTTATAGACCAAAATCATCATATGCATCAACTACAAATATTGATGTTTACCAATTAATTCCTTCAGTAGGTGGGTCCCCAGATCTATCATATTCTCTTTTAATCCCTGCTAACACTACAGTAACTAGTAATACCGATTTTTCTAAATTTATTACTACAGAAGATATTGATTTTTCATACACCTCATCCGCTGAAATAACTTATTATAATGCTAATTATTTTTTAATAAAAAAATCGGCACCCGTAATATCTGCGGAAATAAAAGAGTACACAGCACCATTTAATTCTCCTACAAAATTCAACTCAGTTACAATAAGTGATAATAATATAATTCAGATATTAGCTGTTACAGGTAGTGATGGTGATAAATGGTATGAAGTTCCTTATCTAGCTCAAAATATTATATTTTCAGGATCATTAAATCCAACATCAGGGAGTGATGGAATTAACTATTTAATGAATCTCCAACAAGTCCCAAAACGATTTGTTACTAGAATAAAAAATTCAGGTTCAGTTGAATTACAATTTGGGGCTGGAGTTTCTAATAAAACGGATACAAATATTATTCCTACTCCGAATAATATTAATTTAGGATTAATACCTAGCATAGCTGATACTGCAGATGATTATAATAAAGCTTCTATTTTTTATACTAAAAGCTACGGTATAGCTCCTTCTACTAATTTAAATATAAAATATTTAGTTGGTGGTGGTATAGAAGCAAATATTCCTGCAAATTCATTAACTACATTAGATACTACACTGTCTTCAGGATGGTTTAAATATAGCCCTTCTGATGCTGGAATAAAAACCTTAATAATTAGTAATTTATTAGTTAATAACCCATCCCCAGCTACTGGGGGTAGAGGAGGGGATACAGTAGAAGAAATTCGTTTAAATACATTAAGTGCATATACTGCGCAAAATAGAGCTGTAACTAAAGAAGATTATATAATTAGGACTTTAAGTTTACCTCCTCAATATGGTAATATAGCAAAAGCATATATCACACAAGAGATATTTAATTCAACAGGTAATTTATTAAATAGTAATCCATTGAGTTTAGACCTATATGTTTTAGGATATAATTCAACAAAAAAGTTAATAAGTGCTAATAATACATTAAAAAATAATTTAAAAACATATCTTAATCAATATAGAATGATTACTGATGCTATAAACATTAAAAACGCATTTTATATTAATATAGGAGTTGATTTTGAAATTAATGCTGATCCAAGCTATAATAATAAAGAATTATTATCTAATTGCATATCTCAAATAAAAGATTATTTTAACATAGACTCATGGCAAATAAATCAACCGGTGATTATATCCGAGATTAATGCGCTTTTATTAAAGGTACCTGGCGTTAGATCAGTCCATAAGATAGAAATTACAAATAAGCAAGGAGGAGACTATTCTCCATATGGATATGACATTACTTCAGCTACTAGGAATAATATTGTATACCCATCAATAGATCCTAGTATATTTGAAATTCGTTTTCCAGATAATGATATAAACGGTAGAATAATTACATATTAAACATGGCAGTATATAAAATTTTCCCCACAAAAGACGCTTCTATATATTCATACTATCCAACTAAAAATGCTGGATTAGATGAAATATTAGACATAAGTTTATATGAATCTATTGAAAGTACAGGGGAAGTTTCTAGAATACTACTAGCATTTTCTAATACTGAAATATCTGATTTACTAACTAATAAAATTACTCCTTCTACATATAAAGCATATTTAAAATTATATTTAGCAAATGCATCTGAAATTCCACTAGATTATACTTTATATTGTCATCCAATATCAGGTTCTTGGGATATGGGAATAGGACGTGCTGCTAATGTACCTTCAACTACAAATGGTGTGAGTTGGAAATATAGAGATATTTTAAGTGGAAGTTTATTTAATTCATATATTGCAAATTCTACCAGTTCATACAATGGAAATAACATTGGAGGTGGTAGTTGGTGGACTGGAAGTAATTTAGTTGCTACTCAATCTTTTAATTATATAACTAATAAAGATATTGAATTAGATGTAACTAATGCTATTAGTTCTAGTTATTATCAAAACGGATTTATTATTAAACATTCTAGCTCTTTAGAATTTTCAACTAGTTCTACATTTGAACTTAAGTATTTTTCTACTGATACTCATACAATTTACCCTCCATGTTTAGAATTCAGATGGAATGATTTTTCTTATTCTACTGGTTCTTTATCTACAATCCAATCAGATAAAGTATTAATCTCTTTATCAAATAATAAAGGTGAATTCCAAGAAGATTCAGTTAATCGTTTTAGAGTAAATGTAAGAGATAAATTTCCAACTAGAACGTTTCAAACATCTTCATTATACTTAAATAATAAATTATTACCAACTTCTTCATATTATGCTATTAAAGATATTAAAACTGAAGAATTTATAATTGATTTTGATAGCACTTTTACCAAATTATCAGCTGATTTAACTGGTAATTATTTTGATTTATATATAAACGGTCTACAACCTGAAAGATACTACAGTATAATAATTAAATCTATAATAAGTGGAAGTACAATAGTACATGAAGATAATAATTATTTTAAAGTAATAAGATAATGACTCAAATATCTTTTGATAAAAATGTTTTTGGAAAAAACAACTTTGAAAAAGTAGTTGATACTAGATTCAAACAATTAGTAGGAACTCAACAATCTCAAGGAGATATCACGTTGAGTGATTTTTTTCAAATATATGAAGATTTATTTTTTCAAATCCCTAAAGAAGGAGATATAGAATCTCATAAATACATTTTAAATAAAACTGCTGAGTTTTTAGGAATTAAACTAAGCGAAGAAAATGATGTTCAAGCTTTATTAAATGAAATTACAACATTAAGAAGTGAGTTATTAGATGCTAATAAAACATTATTAGATTTAAATAAAAAATAATGGCCGATAATATTAAAATTATAGGGAATATAAATGATATTCAAAGAATATCTAGAATAAAAAATGAAGACCAAAATCTTTTAAATACTCAAACCATTAATCAAACGTTTGGGTATAGTAAAGATTATATAGAATTATTTATATATGATCTGAATCAAAATTTAGTATATTCTAATTTAGATTATAAAAATTTCAAATCTGCTAATAATTTTAGTTTAAATCCTAATGGAAGTATTCCTGTAATAGAAATAGATCCTGTTAATGATATCCAATCCCTAAATTACATTTCAGGTGAGTTTTTATCTCAATATAATTTCTTTAAATCCACTTCATTAGACCCTTCTATAAATTTATTTATCCAAGAAATATCTGATGATCGTACTGAAATAAGAATTAATTCAGCTGATATAACATCAGATAATTTAGTTACTAGGGGAAATTCTATAATTGATTCATTAACCAATTCAGTAGAACAAAAATCATTTTTATTAAACCAATCTAATAATACTCAAATATTAATAGTTAATGCTATAATAGATGAAAACTCTCAAACTCCTAGTATATTATTAAAATTATATGAACCTTTACCGTTAAATGTTGATTTAAAATCAACAGTATGGGTAACAGAAGAAATTATTGAACCTTATGTCTTTAATATAAACTTAGACACATCAATAATTCCTGCACCGACTCCTCAATTAAAAGGTCCAAATTTTGATATTGATATAGATATAAAACAGAATTTAGGAACTAAGTATGAAAATTACTCATCATTAGTATCTTTATTAACTGGCTCATCTTATCGTCAAGTATTAAATTACATGAATGATAATTCATATGATTTAAATATAGATTATACATCATTTAATAATTTTATCCATTTTAGTTCAGCTAAAAAACGTTTAGAAATATTTTATAATAAAATAAGTCAAATTGAAAGCTATGATACTAATATTAATACTTTATTACTATCTAATTCTATATTAAAGAATGAAGAAACAGCGTCTATTAAGCTAAAAATAGATAATATTACTAAAAATTTTGATGGGTTTGAAAATTATTTATACTTTGAATCAAGTTCATATACTTGGCCTAAAACTAATAATATTAAACCATATAAGAATAAATTTATTAATAAATCATTCTATCAAATATCTACATCATCAATATGGAATTTTACCCATAGTTTAAATGAAATCCCAACAGTAGTATCAATATATTCAGGATCTGGGCATTTACTATCAACCCAATCTTCTACTATTGGGGTAAATACAATTAGCATAACTTTTGCTAGTTCTCATTCTGGGCATATTATACTTACATCTCCTTCGGCTTCATTATGGTATAATAATTATACATCATCAGCTAATGAATTATACTTTTACTGATATGATTGGACATTATTTTGATAATATATGGATTTATATTACATCAATTAATGAATTATATAATGCAGATAATAATCTTGAAAAAGGTGTTTCTAAAGATATAGTATATGATGCTTTACGTTCGTTAGGTGTTAAATTATATAACAGTAAAGGAGATAATGACTTTGAAGACTATATTGGAGGATCAAATAATGGAAGTACATTATTTACAGATGACTTTTCAGTAACAAGTAGTTATTTAAATAACGTACCTAAAAAAGATTTATTAGCTGAAACATTTAAAAGAATATACCATAATATACCTTTACTATCTAAAACAAAAGGTACATCAACTGGTTTACAAGAATTAATAACTACATTCGGTGTTACTAGTAGTATATTTTCTCCAAATGAATTTGGTGGTTCTACAAAGAAAAACCAATTAAAAGGATATGATAACGATAAAATAACAATCCAAAATAATACTATAACGGGTAGTGTTTTATCTCCATTTATATCATTACAACAACCATCTACATCTTCATCAGATTTTACATCAACAGATTTACATTTTGTTGACTTATCATTTAGCCCTCAAACAGAATTAAATTCTAGAGTCTCAGCCTCAGTTGCTGTAACTTATCCTACATTTTCATTAGATGAATATATAGGTGATCCTAGATTATTATCTTCTCCATCATATGATGACTTAATAAATCAACAGAACTATTTTACTTCTGCTAGCTCAGCTATATCTGGTAGTGCAAAACGTTTAGATTATAAGGGATTTATTGAATTAGTAAAATATTTTGATAATAGTTTATTTAAAATGTTAAAAGATTTTGTTCCTGCCAGAACAAACGCTTTAACAGGTATAACAATTAAATCTCCGGTTTTAGAACGTAATAAAGTACCAGTATATCATCCTAAAATAACAAAAGAAACAACATATGATGCTAAATATAGTGGACCAACTATTACAGAAGATAAAACATACTACTATAATAAAGTAACAGGTAGTAAATCGTCATTTTATACTGGTGAATTTACAGGTTCATATATTAATATAAATAATACATTTGAAAACTCAAATCCTAATCCGTATCTCCACCCAACAAATTCAATTAATATAAATGAATTTAATCATACTGATTTCAATGTAACTTTAAATAATGTTTCTTCAAGTGTATTATCTAATTCAAGGAAAAAACTTGAAAAAATTTATGTTACTTTAAATAATAATGTTTTTTTATCAAGTTCGTTCAATGAATATACATCAGATGCTGAATTACAAGAAAGTAATTTATCATTAAGAGGATTTCAAAATTCACGTTATGATGGAACTAAAGCATCAAGTTTAAAACTTAATACATATAGCTCAGCATCTGGTACTTATCCTGGAGATTCTTCTTATGGTAAGACGGCTGTTATTGAACATAATACTAGAAAATTAGGTTTATTTTATCAAATTAGTAATAATGCATATTTTAATTTCCCTTTTAGAAATAATGTTTTTATAAAATATCTCGTTGATGAAAATGGAAATTTAACAGAATTAAATAAAAAGAATAAAAATTGGAATGAAGTACAAAATATTTTTAAAGCTGGAGAATCTTTAACCGTATCTCAATTTGATAGCTCTAGAAATTCTACTACAACTAATCAATCCCAAAAATCCACAGATGGTTCTAAACCTATATACGATAGTGGCTATTCATATTTCCCTATAATGTATGCTAGTAGTTCAGATTCAAAATTATATTTTAACTATACTGGAGATACTAAATCTAAATTATTTAAAATAAAGAATTCTGGAGGATTTATATATGGTGATAGTACTTTAAAATATCCTATTACTAATGGTAATAAAATACATAAAATTTTCCAAAATCTTACAGATACATTTGATACTACATTTAATGATGGTAACATTTACTATAAAGTAGATGGTAGTAATTTAAATACGTTCTCAACTTATAGTATTCAAGAAACTAGTAATCAAAGATTTAATGCTAAATTTGATGTTGAAGTTTCATTCCCATCAATAAATCTTTCAGGATCATTTACATTTAATATTAATAAAGTTGGTGGGACTCAAAATCCTATAGCTACTGAAACAAAATTTATAGCATCAGGAAAATCAACCATTGAATATACAAACTATAAATATTTCCAAATAGATTATTCACCTACTTTTTTATTTATAGATGTAGAAACTAAGATTTACAATGCAAATGGAACTTTATCTAATGACATATTAGCCCCAAATACTCAACTAGTTTTAGTTTCAGCCGCTGAAAATATTAATAGTCCAGGATGTGATCTTATTAATCCTATTACATTATATATAACTTACGCCAGTTATCAATCTCTTAATGAATCAATTCTAGGATGCCCTTTAACATATTATAATAATAATATTAAGGTATATGATGCACCTACTAGTAAATTATCAGATACTTTAATTTTTAATGTAAGTACTGATTATACTCCATTTGCAGTAGGTGATAAAATCAGTTATGAGTTTATAACAGGAAGTGGAGGATTTAATACTAATAATTTTACCGCATCTATAAAACCTTATACTTCTAACCCAGAAAGAGGTTTTTTCTCCAATGAATTAGCTGAATATCAAGTAGGAAATAATCCATTTGCTACATCTTCTTTTAATAATGCACCTGCTCCATTTATATCGGGTTCATTAAATAATAATTTAATATTTAATAGTTCTTTAAGTTATTTTAAAGATTATTTATTTATGCCTAGTGGAAGTTTCCCTATAACTAAAAATAATTTATATAATACTTATGGTGAAGTTGAGTATAATTTTAGCCCAAAATTTGGAGATGTTATACTTATATACTATAATGGAGGATATTTTGAATCTACTATATCAAATGTTTTTGTAGACTCAACATCAAAGAAACTCAACCTAACCATATCATCAGAATTACCTAGCAATTTAAATAAACCAGCATATAATGAAACTGATATAACTAAATTTTTAATATTAAGTAAAGTAAATGATGAAACTAATTTAATATTAACATTTGACAAAAAACCAGGAGATACATCTTTAGGATTTATTATCCCTAATAATTTACATCCTAGTGTATTAGCTAATATAGATGTTATAACTAAAGAAGTAAAACAAAAATTAATTGATTTAGGAACAACTAATGGTGGGGGTACATTTTAATTAAAAAAATTATAAAATATATATATTTATACGAAAATAACAGATAAACTATGGCAATTTTAAATAACACTACCGTAACCGTAGATGCTATATTAACTAAAAAGGGACGTGAGTTACTAGCTAGAAATGACGGTTCTTTCCAAATTACCCAATTTTCATTAGCTGATGATGAAATAGATTATACTCTATACAATCCTACTCACCCGTCTGGATCAGCATTTTATGGTGAAGCTATTGAAGCTATGCCTATGTTAGAAGCATTTCCTGATGAGGCGCAAATCATGCGTTATAAATTAGTTACTTTACCTCGTGGTACTTCAAAATTACCTGTTATCTCATTAGGTTACAATACAATATCATTACGTCAAGGTGCTAGCTTAACTATTACTCCTCAAACATTAAATTATTTAGGAGCTACTTCAACATTTGAAGCTAACGGTTATACAGCAACAATATCAGATATTAGATTATTATCTGATTTCAGTGGAGTTGGAGTTACAACTACTACTCCTACAACAGATGCTAATACAACTACGGGTACTAAATTAAGTAAATCAGTTCTTGGAACTTCATTTACATTATCAGGTACTACAATTAATACCTTATTTGGTACTTCAACCACTCAATTATCAACTACAATAACTGTAATTGGTAGAGATTCTGGTGCTAGAATTACAATCCCAGTAAACATAATTAAAGTAAACAACATATAATATGTCATTTGTTAGATATAATACTGATGATTCAGTAATAAGTTCAGAAACAGTAGTAAGAGGGATGTGGACTGCAGATACTGCTAGTTTAACTACATTTTTTACATCTAGTTTAGTCACAAGTTTATATTACTTGAATGTATATGATACATCAACTACTTCATCTCTCCAATTTGCTATTCAATATGGACATGTTAGTGGAAGTGGTTCATCAGATATAAATTCATCAGTAGCTGATATTACTCCAACTCGTATTACTTATGGTCAATATAGAAGTTTGATTTACAATGATGAAAATTCTGCATTTACTTTTAACGGAATTACATCAGAACATTTCTTTGCTTTAAATATTGCTCGTTCTCGTTTTAAAGAATCAATTAAGCCGGGTTCATTAACTTTACAATTATCCGGTTCGGATTACGGCAGAACAATGCTTAGTCTAACTGATGATAGTATAACAAACGGATCTGTTACTAATTTTATTGGATCTAATCGTTATTATACTTTAATTTCAGGTAGTACAGGTACTGCGGCTACATCATTAGCTGGTGTTTCTGGTAGTTATGGTCTATTATTTCCTGATTTAGGTGTTATTTTATTAAATCCAAAAGCACTATCTTTAAATTCAGGCTCAGGAGGTATAGGTCTAAGTGTAAATACAGGTAATGGTACTTCAAGTAATCCAAATCTAATAAGCATGTATAAGGCTATTAGTGGTTCGGCTGCTAAATCATTTACATTACAATCACAAGAAACCGTGTCATCACGTTATTTCTTTACTAGAGTTAAAAACAACGAATTTAATTATACAACAAACCCATCAGTTATAAATGACAGTGGTAGTTTATTATATGATACATTAATTGACAACCCACAGACTTATATGACTACTGTAGGTATGTATAATGATAATAATGAATTATTAGCTGTTGCTAAATTATCTCGTCCTTTAATTAAAGACTTTACTAAAGAAGCGTTAATTAGAGTTAAATTAGACTATTAAAAAACTATTATAAATGGCTTCATTTAAAAGATTAAAGAGATCGGATGTAATTTCCGTTCCATATGTAGCCAATAAAAATTGGGTTTTTGAATATTGTCCCTACCCTAAAGATCAGTATATTAAGTTATACAAAGGAACCAACATAACTGGTTCCTTTTCAACTAAACGTGATCCAACTACAGAAGGCCAATATGAAAGACTAATCTATTCACAGATAAATCATTTATTCTACCAAAATTACTCATCTAGTAATCAAAATTTAAATACTAGTTCTCTAGCATCGTCATTATATTATGATGGAGCTTCTCAAAACCGATCAACTGGATCTTATTTTAACTATAACGATAACCCAGGACTAATTAGAACTCTTCCTACAGGTGCTATGGAAGGTATTCGTATATTAGCTATAAATCAAGATTTATACGGCCAACAAGTATTACCATATGCATTTGAATTATCATCTTCTGTTTATTATGTTAAAGATGACGGTATAGGTAACTTAATTGATTATAAAAATTCTAATACCTATATTGGTAATATTTTTTATTCTCATGGTCTTGCTGTGATAACACATCAGGATTATCAATTGATGTGGCCTTTACCACCATTGGCTCAATTTATTCAAGCTTCATTTTTAGATACTGATGCTACAAAAACAGTAGATTTAAGTACATCTATTGATGGGCGGGGAGGTCAAGTTGATTTAACATCTTTAGAAGTTTCGGGACCGTATGCTAGTTTATGTACTATTTCTCCTACTGGGGTTCTAACATTTAATAGTACAGATCCTGGAATTTATACAATTTATTATACGTTTGATGCTATAGTAATTGATTCTTCATGCGGGGAAGAAAATAAAACCCTTACAAGTAACCAAGGAATATTAGAAATTATAATAAGATCTAATTGTGGATTTAATGTTGTAGTAACAGAAATAACACCAACCCCGACTCCAACATTAACATCTACACCAACTCAAACACCTAATACAACTTTAACACCAACCCCAACTTTAACACCAACCCCAACACCAACCCCTTCAGCAACCTCGTTAGATCCAACATTAACCCCAACAACTACTCCAACACCAACACCAACTTTTACATTAACTCCAACATCAACACCAACTCCAACTCCTACAACAACAGTTGCTCCATCATATCAATTATTAACAAGATGTGCTGATGGTGCTACTATATATTATTGGGCCGGTGGTGGAATTGTAGATAGTGGTGCTACAGTTTGGTCTGCTGGTGGATATTGTTATTATATAAATGGGGGATCAACAAATAATATAACTGGATTAACTCCAATTTATGGTACTTTAAACAATTGTCCTGATGGATGTTATTAATAAATAAATGAAACAATTTACAGTAACACTTACAGTCAATAATAATTCAGGTCCCTTCAATATATATTATATTGATCCGACTGGAGCTTATATTGCTTTGAAAGTTTCTGATTCTTCACCAGCAACTGATATAAGTGCAGCCCAATTAACTAGTGGTTTTGATATATACACTGGAGATAATTTAACTTCTATTGATGTAATTAATTTAAAACCTACTTGTAATAATGTCCAAAGTATCCCTTATCCTATTCCAAATACAACACCAACTCCAACTATTACACCAACTGTAACATTAACCCCAGTACCAACGTCAACAGCAGCTACACAAACACCAACTGCAACACCTACATTAACTCCAACATTAACTCCGACGTTAACACCAACTGCAACACCTACATTAACACCAACTGCAACCGCACCACCAGCTACACAAACACCTACTATAACACCAACTGCAACACCAACTGCAACTGCACCACCAGCTACACAAACACCTACTATAACACCAACTGAAACTCCTACTCCTACTCCAACTGTAACTTCAACTTCTGCTACACCAATTCCTACATTAACAGCTACACCAACTGCAACACCAACTGCAACACCTACATTAACACCTACTGCAACTGCACCACCAGCTACACAGACACCAACTGAGACTCCAACTCCTACTCCAACACCAAGTTTAACTAGTGCTACTCAAACACCTACATTAACACCAACTGCAACACCGACATTAACACCAACTGCAACACCAACTGCAACCGCACCACCAGCTACACAGACACCAACTGAGACTCCAACTCCTA